AAGTATTTCTGTATAGATCCGCACCCTCGGACTCCTACAGCTTGCCTCTGGCTAGCCGTTGATCCCCAAGGCAATCATTGGGTTTATGATGAACTCTGGATTGGAGATTTAACGTTAGAAGAAATAGCACATATGATTCACGCGCAAGAGGGAACTCTCTCCCCCTCTATACGGTTCATAGACCCCGCTATGGACAAGGACAACGCGCTAGCTGGAGGCTTTAATACGCGAAAAGAGTTGGCAAAGCACGGAGTATACTGCCAAAGGGCTAATAATGACCCTGATTTGGGTAAATCTAGGATTAAAGACGCTTTAAGAATGAAGTATGTGCACGTTTTAGGTACTGAGATGCCACAATTAAGGATTTCTAGGTTCTGTACACAGACCATTTACGAGTTTCAGCACTATATTTGGGGTGAACGCAAGGCTAATACTGAACAATTTGATAAAAAGAACACTCCACAGAAGAAAAACGACCACCTTATGGACTGTTTAAGGTACATTTATAACTATGGGCCTACTTATAGGGCTCCTGAAGTTGATGAAGACGAAGTTGAGTGGACTGGTAAGTTTGTTAAGTACCCAGTCACAAAGCCAAAACAAGGTTCTTATCACAGTTTTGTAGAAAGGGAGTAAAATGAGGGATGATAACAAAAAAGTAACAAAATCAAAGTCAGCTGTTGCTAAAGACCCGATGGTAGACTATGTAGTAAGCGAATTTCAGTATTATGACGGCTTTTGGAGCCAGAAGTTTGAGCAGGCCAAAGAGATTATCGATATGTGGAAGAATAAGGCTATTCCTAAGCGTCAGGCTCACCACAACGCTATTAACGTACCTTTAATGGTAGAAGGGGAGCAAACCATCACACCTAGACTTTTTACCGCTTTATTCCCCTCAGATGCCCCTCTGGACGTCCATGCGGAAGGCGAGGCTCCTGAAGAACAGGCTATCAACATAAAGGGTATAATACAGCATCATTTTAGGGTAGCTGACATTTTAGGAGAATCTTACTGCGGTTTAACCCAATGTACTCTGTTGGGTACTGGTTATGTAGAAGGTGGCAGTTGGTATGTTAAAAAAGGCTGGCAAGTAGACGGTGAGGGCAACAGATACTATGTACCTATAGAATCAAGGCCTGATTGCAGCTTTGTTGACTTCTTTGAGATGTTTCCACATCCTGCCAAAAGAAAGATGAATGACCCCCTCCCTGTTGTTAGAAGGCGTTATGTGGATGCTGAAACATTAAAGAAGCTAGCTGTGGACAGTAAGTTTGATTCTACTAAATTACAGGAAGCTTTGGATTCTCAGCACCCAACACCTAGATATCACGTTACTAAACAGAAAGAATATGAGATATTAGACTATTGGGGCCCTTGGGATGAGAGATATAAGGATAGTGATGAAGAAAAGGTAAGAAAAGCAGTACCTTATTGGATTATAATAGTTAATAGAAGTGTTAAATTAAGAGGAATACCTAATCCTTACAACCATCAAATGCCTCCTTTCTGTAAGATGAAGCTATTTGAAGACCCTGAACCTTCTTGGTTTGGTGTTGGGATAGGTGAGATAGGTATGCCAACGCAAGAGCGTATTAACAAGATAGTTAACCAACGTTTAGACAACGTTGATTTAGTTTTGAATCGACAGGGGTGTTATAATGCACACGATACAGAAATTAACACTAAAAAATTGAGTTCATCTAAACCAGGACAGTGGCATCGGGTCTCAGATACAGTTGCTAGTCTTCGTTGGATGGATGTGCCTGATGTCACGAGCTCATCGTACAAAGAGGAAGAAATCGCCAAGAATGACTTTCGAGAAGCAACGGGAGCAGTCGCAAATCTTATGCCTGAAGTTGGATCTGAACACCGTACAGCTATGGGTATCCAGTTGTTACAAGGTGCTGCTGGGATGCGATTTAGACCAATTCTTAGGAGATTAGAAACTGACTTGATTCAAGCATTGGCTATGTTTTTCTTCTCGAATCTAAAGCAGTTTATGACTCAGGCCGAGTGGGTACAGATTACAGGTAAGAATGGTGAGGTTAAACCTATTAAGATTACACCTGAGCAGATACAGGCCAAGGTATTCTTTATCCCTACTGGTATATCTGAGACTATCAATAAAGAAACTATGGTTGGGCAGTTGCTAAGGTTCAAAGAAGTAACAGCTAATGACCCAACGGTGAATAGACAAGAGATTAACAAGCGTATAGCAGAGTTGATGGGCTTCAAAGACATCCAAAAGCTGTTGACAACTACTCAACCTCAACAACAAGGTGGGTTGACTGGTGATATGCAACAACAGATGCAACAAATGGTTCAGGAAGGTGTAGATCCTAGAGTCATTAAAGAGAAGATGTTGGGTGCAAGGCCACAACCACAGGAACAGGTGCCACAGCAATGATGACCGAAGAGCAGGCAAAGGATATAAGACACTCTAGAATGTGGAAGCATATCACACAAGAGTTAGATTATAGGATAAATGCAGCTCTTCTGCAGTTAAAGGATTGCGCACCTGACAAGTTTTTACTTCTTCAACAAAAGATTCATATGTTGGAGGAAATCAAGCACCTCCCAGACAGCGTAGCTGAAAGGGAATCGGTTTCGGATTAGACCGTAACTAATCCGTAAAAAACAAGGAGGCTCAAATGCCTAACGAAACTCCAGCTGTGGTTCCAGCTGAAAATACTGAACCAATCACTGTGGCTCCAGTGCAAGAAGAGACCAATCAGGTAACTCCACCTGTTACAACGGAGAATCAGGTTGTTCCGCCTGAACCAACGGAAGAACAGAAGATGGTACCACTCGCTGCATTACACGAGGAAAGGGATAAGTATAAGGGTTTAAGAGGTGAATTTGACCTCTTTAAACAGAATGTGGCTGCTATGCAAATTACACCGCAAATGCAACCACAAACTCAACCTTATCAGCAGTTTCAGCAACCACAGCAGCAGCAGCAGCAACAACCAGACGCACAATTGGCTGAGTTGTATGAAACAGATCCTAGACGCGCTATGCAAGTAGAAATGCAGTCTATGTTGGGTTGGTATGATAGTCAGAACGCAGCTCTAGATGTACAGATGGATGAAGTACAAGGTAAGTTCTCTGATTTCGGTAATTATCGTAGTGATGTACGGAAGTACCTCAGAAACGTAAAGCCTGAACAGAGGGGAACGCCTGGTATTGTTGAAACAGCATACTATCTTGCTAAGGGGTTAAAGGCTGATGATCTTACTAAAACAGCACAGGAACAAACTATGGCCAAAGTAGTAGCAGGCCAGCAAGTTCAAGGTATTACAACAGGTTCATCTTCTGGCTACGTAGACCAGTCAGGGCCTAAACTGACTGAAGATGAGGTGCGTGTAGCTGCGGCTATGAACCTCACTCCAGAACAGTACCTAGCTGGGAAGGCGGTAAAGAAATGAGTATAATAATACTACCTCATGGCAGAATGCCAAAAGGTATGAATAAGGGCGCGTATAGGGGCGAGCTAACTTGTCCCGTGTGTAAGTCCAAAGCTATAAGGTACTTAGAACATCTTACTAGATTCAGAATAAGGTATAGATGTCGCAAGTGCGGACTAGCTTTTCAGTATGATATATCTGGACACCCCACTCATCCGTACGCACCTCTTAAGAAGTCAAAGTGGCAGTCCATTGTGGACAGCTGCAAACTGGGAGCACAAAAAGGAGCAATACGATGAAGTTTCATTATGATTTAACACAGGCAGAACCAGTTATCAGAGATTATGCAGTTGGTGGTACTTCTGATATACTAGAAGGCGCAGTAGTTGCTTTAGAAGGCGCTATCACTACAGATGATAACAGGTTCGCTTTACAGAACGCAAACGCTGCTGAAATGAGCAACGTAGTTGGTGTTACTAATGAGTTTTATGATTATTCAGCACACCTTTCAAACACAGGTTCTAATGCAGCAACTGAACCTAGTACTGGTGTAACGAATTATGCTAAAGTCATTATTAACCCAATGGCTATATGGTTAGCAGAGTATTCACAGGAAGCTGCTAATGATACAGTGAACACATCAGCTTCTTCTGATGGTAAAGATATAACAGCTACATTCACAACAGACCGTGAAGGTGACTGGATTTACGTTACTGATGTTGGTTCTACAACCAGTGGAGCAGGTAACTTGTCTCAGATAGGTCTAAGCAACTCTACTACAAGCGTAACAATGTGTACTGGGTATGACGATGGTTTAAACGCTGTTAGCACTTCTGACACGTTTATTGTTGTAACAAATCCATACACAGCATTAACAGCAGGTGGTTCTCTTGATTTAAGCGCAGCAACAAATGATGCTGGTGCCGCTCTCAAGGGTGCAGCAGCAACTGGTAATGGTGCTGTAGTAGTTTTACAGAACTTTGTTCAAGATAAATCAACACCAATGGAACCTCTTAAGGTTGAGAGGCACTCTGGTAGAGTAATGGATGCAGCTACTTGTAAATTGTCTGCTGATATTCAGTTCAGTGACCATCTATTGTTAGGCGCTACAGTAAGTAACAGGATTATAACATAACACAACCAAGGAGTAAAAGATGAGCGTTATAGCTAGTGAAAATTTTGGATATCTATTAGATCCTTGTAATTAGGGACTTTGGAGGAAATGGTGAAAAGAAATAGCAAGGGTAAATATATGATTCAACATAAACGACTTAATAATGAGTTATGGTTGAGAGAACAGTATTTGGTTCTTTATAAGACTACTACTCAGATTGCTAAAGAAGTTGGCTGTGTTTCTTCTACTGTTTACTTTGCTCTTGGACGATTGGAAATTCCTAGACGTGATCGTAGTGAAGCTCGTAGGGGAATAAAGTTTTCTAAAGAACATTTAGAAAATGTTACAAAGGCTAATCGTTTAAAGGCTAAAAGAGGTTCTTTTCATCCAAATTGGCAAGGTGGTAAAACTAAAGAATGGGATAAAAGAATGGCAGCTATTAAAAGAGACCCTGATTATAAAAATTGGGTAAAGGTTGTCAAGAGTGTTGGGTTTTGTAAGTCTTGTGGTTCTGTAGATAGGTTAGAGGCACATCATATTTTGAAAAAGTCAACACATCCTCATCTTATACACGACATAAAGAATGGTATGTGTTTGTGTAAGAATTGCCACGCTACACTCCATAGCAAATGCGGTGAATTGCTGGGAAGTCTAGAACAGATAATCAGCAGCCAAGCTGAGGCAGGGATGCCACAGAAGGTTCAGAGACTAGAAGCCGAGTCTAGAACAGACAGTAATGCTTCCACGAGTGCCGTGCGGGAAACCGATGATATAGTCCGTTCTTTACAGGGATGTAAAGTAGACTTAGGATAAAGAGCCTAAGTGACGAACAATAAAGGGATTACGCAAAATCTTTATGGACGAATACGCTCTTCCTGAAGGTCATACTGATAATCTTTATGGGATTGAAAAATCTAATAAAGCTACTGAGTATGATTTAGGGATTGGTGGAATGGGTGATCTAGAAGAGTTTGATGGCACCATACCATATGATGACTTCAAGCAGCAATATAGAACATCCTATACTCATAGAGAATGGGTTAAAGGTATTAAGATTGAGAGAAAGCTCGTGGATAAACCTAAATCATTGTTCACGTTAAATTTGACCAAATCGGTGAAACCCCTTTTGCAAGCCGCATAAGGGCAATACCGAGGAAAGACTGAAATGGAAGATAAAAGATTGGCGTGGTTAGCAGGATTTATGGATGGAGAAGGTACAATTACTCTTTGTAAGATAAATGAAAACAAAGGTAAGAATAGAAGTTCTCATATTCGTCCTATAGTCCAGGTTGTAAATACTAATTATGCTTCTCTCGTAGAGTGTCAAGCCATATTTGCAGACATTACTGGTCGTAAGTGTACGATTAAGAGTAAATCGTTTTCAGGGACCCACTTAGCTCATTGGAAAGATTCTTTCCATATACAGATAGTTAAGCAAAGTGATGTAAAGGCGATATGTCAGATACTCATTCCGTATCTTATTGTCAAACAATTACAAGCTGAATTAGTTGTAAAGTTTGTAGAGATAAGACAAACGACAAAACGCAAGCCTCGTTATGGAGTAAAAGGTGGTCAAGATAGACCTACAGGGGATAAAGAAATAGCCTTGTGGTTGGCTTGCAAAGAGTTGAATAGGGATTCTTCAAATAAATCAGTATCCGTAGAGACTATACGTCAGACACTGCTGCCCAGTGAAGATATAGTCCGATCTGAAGATATACATAAAACTTCAGAGTTGTCTGGAAACACGACAACCCCACGTTTTTAACGTGGAGTAACAGCTGGATGATTTATACAATATCATCAATAAGAGACCTGCTCAGTTGGCTCTCGTTGCAAAGAGAACCCGTGAAAAGCACGGTGCACAGATATTCAACAATGCTTTTAGTACCTCTATCTTTACAGGTGGAGATTCTAAGGCACTCTGTGACGATGCACACGGTTACGAAGGCACTACTACTACAGTAGATAACGAAGGCACTACAGCGCTGTCAGCAACTGCTGTAGAGGCAACACGTCTCTTAATGAGACAGTATACAGATGAGACAGACAATCTGTTAACGGCAAAAGGCGATACCCTGTTGGTTCCTCCTCAATTAGAGGAAACAGCTTGGGAAATCGTAACAAGTGCTGGTAAGCTCGGCACAGCTGACAATGACCCTAACTTCAGCAAAGGTAAGTATAAGGTTATTGTGTGGGACTATCTAACCGATTCAAATAATTGGTTTATGCTAGATAGCCGTATGGCCAAGATGTATCTAAAGTGGTTTAATCGTATCCCTGTAGAATTCAATAAGGATAAGGATTTTGACACATACATAAGCAAATGGAGCGCTTATGTTAGATATAGCTATGGTTTCAGTGGCTGGCAGTGGGTCTACGGACACCTGGTAAGTTAAACAAGGACAACAACTTATGACAAATGAATATGTAGCAGGTTTGTTTGATGAGTATAATTAAAATGGGTAAGGTGAGGTAAAGACCTCACGGCAACCTGGGGAGGTTTACCCCTCTCCAGGATGTTCCAAAAAAGGAAAGTGTTCGGCTGGCAGGGGTAGTAGTCGCTACCCTTGCTGACCCGAAAGGTAGCCGACAAAGGAGAATACAATGACTATGGTAAGCGATGGTTTATACCAGTATGGTGGAGCTCCTGTAGGGAGTGACTATGCTGGTTATTTTGGTACAAACGTATATTTTGTTGATGGTGATAATGGTTCAGATGGTAATAGTGGTAAGAAACCTACTAAAGCATTTAAAACCATTCAGCAAGGTATAGATTCTGCTAGCACTCAGGATACTATCTACATCAGCGCTATAGCGCCTGATGCTGATGCTTCTGAGCCTGGTACATATGAAGAGGATTTAAATATCCCATATGCGAAGCACGGATTGAGGCTAATTGGTGTTAGTCCAAATGCAGGTAAAGGAATACCTTTCTTTGGTCCTAAAATCAAGAACGCTACAGCTACATCATTGTTAAACATTAATGCTTCAGGAGTATATATTTCTGGGCTTCAGTTTAACTGTACAAGAAATAGTGGAACTTACGGAATTCGTCTTCAAGGAGTTGCAGGATATGCTACTCTAGCGGGTTCTGTTGGAGCTACAATTACAAATTGTTACTTCAAGAACGCATCTGGTACTTATGGTGCTATTAGTGTCTATGGTGGATATGCAACTACGATAAGTCGTTGTACATTCGGTCTAGGCACTGATTGTCTTGCTATCAATCTTGATTGTAATACGCTTCCAAATAACAGCCATACAATTGAATATTGTAATTTCAAATCAAACAACGGTGCATCGGTTGCATTACACCTATCTTTAGAAAATTCTAAAGACGTTAATGTTGACCATTGTAACTTTGACCAAGCTACTAAGTTCCTTACAGTAGTTGATGGTTGCACTGGAATGATTTCTAATTGTACGTTCAATGGTGGTTCAACCGCAGTATTAGCTAAATCAACGGGTAAAGTTGAAATCCCTGCAGCTTGTGACGAAGTAGGTGTCGCAGCGTGTTGGGGTGGTGACGGTACAGCTGTTGATGCAGATGGTGCATAACATTTAAAAACCTGATGGTGGGAGGGCTTGGTTAATCTCTTTCTCTCCTGCCATCGATAAATAACACAAGGAGGAAGAGATGGTAAGAGCAAAAAAGAGAATATTGACATATGCAGAGCGTATGGGGTTAGAGGATGAGAAGAAGGACCTAACAGCTTTAGCAAAAGAAGGAAATTCAGAGGGTAGGTCTAGGGGAGTTGACACAGAGTCTATTAAAAGACAAGTAGCTCATTTAGACAGAGAGATAAAAGAAGGCACAGCAGGTAGAATTTCTGGCGTTTCAAAGGATAAGATGGCAGGTAGATCTAGAGAGCTTGAAGATAAGATACGCGAGGGGATGCCTAGTAGATATGAAATGGATCATCCTGCTAAGAGCCCTGGTGCTGTAAGAAAGCATATGTCTTGGGATCAAAGGAATAAAGCTGCAATCAAGGAGTATAAAGACATACAGAGAAGAATAAACCCTGATGCTCCAGCTAATATAGAGGAATTACGAAAAGATAAATGAAGATGCCTTTAAATAGAGGCGGAACTAACATATATAGCAATCTTGCTATAGCTTGCCGCAGTTGTAATTCCAGAAAGGGAGCTAAAACTGTGCAAGAATTCATG